CCAGCGTAAGGTGACGGGGAATAACCAACGCCTCCATTATTTCCTTGTCCAGAAGTTCCTGTACCACCAGATGCACCTCCTTGACTTCCCCCGCCAGAACCACCAGCACCTCCAGCAACAACGCCAGCACCAGCGCCATAACCTCCACCTACTGCGCCAGTTGATCCGTTTACTAATGAACCAAATGTAGAGTTTGTTCCTTGTGAACCATTTTGCCCACTATTAGGATTAACTCCACCAGCACCACTAGCACCTACTGTTATGGTATAAGTATTGCCAGGTGTTACACTCAAACTTGAGCCAGCCAATAAACCACCAGCTCCACCGCCAGCAGAAAAATTACCACCGCCACCACCGCCAGCAACTACTAAATAGTTAACAAAAGTAACTCCTGCAGGTGCAGTCCATGAACCGGTTGCATTAAATATTACAAATGTGCGTTTTTTAGCACCACTAAATAAGAAATTAGGTGCGCCAAACATTATGCAAAAGCCTGTGCGTAAGTTCCATACCAAACGCTATTGATACAGACAAAACTTAAAATATCCAATCCTGTGGATGCCGTAGTGGTAATTGTTGGAGCTGTACCCAGTGGCCACTTTACTCCTGTAAATGTCGCTGTGCGTGAACCTGTGCCGTCTTGGATTAGTTTCAAAATAAATGATGTTCCACTGGTTGCTGTTGGCATGGTAAACGTACAGTTACCAGTTAAGGTATAGCTAAGAACAGTTCCTGAAGACAACGACAAAGTAACTGCTGTGCTTGAATTAGTTAACGCAGGGGCAGTCTCCAAGTAAGCCGTAATTGTAGGATTAGTCAATGTCTTGTTAGTTAGCGTTTGTGTACCTGTCAAAGTGGTCACAACGCTAGTATCAATTGCAATTGTTACGTTAGTATTTCCGTTGTACGATGTACCAGTCAAACCAGTGGATATGGTTAACGTGCCGGTTGAAGTAGCAGTTACTGTTCCACTAGCTCCTAATGCTATATTTGTGCCATTGATAGTGATAGAGTTATTAGCCAACATGGTGTTGGTCACAGTTCCTGTGTCACCAGTTGTAACAAAATTACCTGTGACTGCGGGAATGGTAATCGTGTAAGTGCCTGACGTATTTGCACCTGTTAACGTTACTGAACCGCCACTATTGGCTTGGAATACTAAATTGGACATAAAATCTCCAGAATTTTAGACATTTTAAACGATTTGTTTAAATTAGTCTCCATGTTGATGATGATGGAATGGTCACAGAAACACTAGCAGCCAAGTTCAAAGGCGCTAATGACAACGCATTTGAGTTTGCGGGAATTGAATAACTGCTAGATACTGTGTTTGAATTACTATGTATTCCATTGCTGCAATACATCTCAGGAGCATCTAGTTCACCACTACTGGGATTATATTGATATTTAGTGCTACTGGTATAGATTGTTGTGGCAGTTCCGCTTGTCTGATTGGCAAACAAAGGGTATCGCGTGGCGTTAGTCGTTGTATCGTCAGAAATCGTGCTTGACCCGCCAGTGGCCGTGCTTGCAATCGTGATCGACCCAGACGCATTGGTGACTGTGATATTGCTGCCAGCTGTGATCGTGGCCAACGTGTAATTAGTGCCATTACCGATTAGCAACTGGCCATTTGTAGGCGTTGTGCCCAATCCTGTACCGCCGTAGGCAATTCCTAGCGTGCCTGAGCTGACATTTGATGCGTTTAAACTGGTAAGACTAGCCCCAGAACCGCTAAATCCTGTGGCGGTCAATAGTCCTGTGCTGGGGTTAAATTGGTACTTTGTGGAGCTGGTGTACTCGGTTGTAAGGTTTCCAGCCGTCTGGTTAGCGAATAATGGATACCTTGTGCTGTTGGTCGTAGTGTCATCGGTGACTGTCGCGTAAGCCGTAGGCGTTGACCAGGTTGGCGCACCTGTACCCCCTGAAGTCAATACTTGGCCACTTGATCCTGCTGCGCTAATCGCCAGCGCACTAGCACCAGAATAAACAATTCCACCAGCAACGGCCGTAAGATTGGCATTTGTACCGCCGTTTGCCAAAGCCACCTGGCCAACAATATTGCCCGCCTGAACAGACAAATTGCTCTTGTTGACGTAGATTTGACCGCTAGAGTTCACATACGAAACTGTGCCGATCTTTACCGCATAGCCTGTAGGTGGTATCGTATTCTGATAATAACCTGCCGAGTAAGGAGATAAATAAAGCGTGTCTCCAACTGTATAAGTTCCAGTATTGACACCCGCAACAACCCCAATTGTGGTCACATAGCCAGCTGTGCCTGTTGGAATAGCCTGGTTAGCCAATCCAATGACGTTGGCCGTGGCTAGACTATTGGCGATGGCCAAAGCGACAGTTGGGTAAATATAACCGCTTGTAGTGCTTGTAATGTAAACAGGTTGTCCTACATTAATAGTCGATCCAGTATTGTTGTAAACCTTTAATTGGATTTCTTGACCAATGTGCAATTCATTATTGGTGACCCCGTTGTAATAGGCCAAAGCATCTTGAGTTTGGTCATAAAACATTTCACCTTGTGCGTAACTGGGTAAAGATGATTGGGGCGTAAATGTCGCGTAATTAGAAACAGTCGGGTTTACCAGGCTTGCACCTGTGGCCAAAGCAATGACCGATCCTGATCCTGATGTCGAATAAGACGTATTCCATGCCGAACCAGTTGAACTAGGAATACCCGTAGCAGGATAAACCATTGGCGCGGTGTTGGTGATCGTCACCGCAGCAGACCCGTTGTAACTTGTTCCGCTGAGATTTGACCCAATGGTTAGACTAAATAGATTACCACCCAAAGCAACGCCAGAAATGGTTGAATTGGCCAATTGAGCGTTCGTAATTGTGCCACTAAGAGCAGTAGTCGGAATCGTTGTGGAAGCCGTCATAGCCCCTGTGCCGTTGCCGTAGACGTATCCAGTCAGGCTTGTTGTCCCTGTACCGCCATAAGCCACAGTAATCGTAGACGCATTCCAAGTGCCCGCGGTCAGCGTTCCAACCCCTGTGATTCCAGTATAAGACCCGCTTACCAAACTAGATGAAATCGTGCCACTTGTAATTTGACTAGCAGCAATAGCAATATTCTGCGATGTAGCGCTAGTGATTTGCCCTTGAGCATTAATCACAAACGTGACTGTTTGACTGGCAGACCCATAAGTGCCTGCGCTCACCCCAGTATTCGTGATACTGAACGTGTTGGATGCAAGTGTTAAGCCTGTCCCAGCGTAATAAGTGGAATTACCCGAAAACTGCACCCAAGGCATGGCCGTCACGCCAATTGTGCCTGTTTGGGCAGCCGTACAAACCCATCCCGTGTCCGCTTGCCCGCCGTTTAAAAGGACTGTGTAAGCGCCTGGCACTTCTGACCATACATCGATATCAACTGCCCTTGTCCAAGCGGTTGTAGACGCTATATAGATGCCGTTCTGTGCTGATGTGGATTGGTTCTTGACCAATACGCGGTCACCAGACAGAGTTGTGTAGCCATCAATGGTTTGTAAACCTGATAACGTGATGTTCGTTGTCGTTCCTACTTGACACGCTGCCTTTGGACCAAGCCCTTGAGCAACTGAATCAACGTAGTATTTGTTGGCAATATCTGTTGAACTGACAGGCGATGTGGTGATCGTTCCTGTTGTAGTCGTGATATTAGTGAAAACCCCAGTAGACGGACTTGTTGCCCCAATTGGGCTTGAGTCAATCGTGCTATTGGTGATTGTCAGCCCTGATTGTATGGGGCTTATGGGGGCGGTGAAAGGTTGGCCCTGACCGATGAAAGTCTGAAACGTGCCATCAACTGCAAAATACGCCTGTACAGGCAATAGGTTTTGGTCAATGGTTGTGTTAGGGCCAGCCATGATCAGCTTTGATCACCAACCGCGGTCACATAAAGCAATCCAGCCGTTCCGCTATTACTGATTGCAGTCATGTAAAAGGGCGTGGTTGGAGTTGCCAGAATAATGGGAGAAGTCATACCAGCTGGTAAAACATAATCCCCAGGTGTTCCATCACTCGGAAACGTGGCAGCGGGACATGGCGAATAGTTCGCAAATTTCACCGCAATGGGTGACGCGCCGGTGTTTAAGAATGAGCAGTAGTTGATCTGATCGTTTGTCTGATCGTCAACCAAAGTGCTTGAATGGGCACTATTGGTAACGCTAAAACAATACGTTTGACCCGCGTTGCGTTGGACTGTTGAACCAGCCATATTTACACCACATTCGCGGGTAAGGGACTGTCTTCAGGCGATTTCACGTTAACCAACAAATTGGCGGCCGTTTGGGTAACCGATCCACCTGTGAGGTTAATCAAGCGAACTGTGATTTGATCGGCCGTGTTGGTGTAAGCATTACCAACCGCAACCCCTGTAACCATTGCCGCATCAACTGTGACATTGATCATGTCTGTGGATTTAACGCCAGGGCATGAAATGGTGACTTCGGTTGTTGTAGTGGAAAAAGTAGTGCTAGGTAGTGTCAATTGAGCAATAGAACTGCTCAACAAATTACCACGGGTAAGTGTAGTTTTGGACATGAGAATTCCTTTAAAACATGATTATTGTATAACAAAATGAAAAAAAGCCACCCCTTTTAAGAGTGGCTTTCTCGTTATTTACTCACAAATTAAGGTAAAAATGTGAGGTCATAGCCGTAAACAAATACATCGCAAGTCGCTGCAATTGTCGTTCCCACGTTGACATACATCGTAGATGGGTTAGAAATAGCGGTTGCGGGATTTGTCGCGGTTGAGGTTGTCACATAAGGACCACCTGTGTTGCTAGTCAAAGCAGCGGTAGTCAATACTGTTGAACCTGTAGCAGCTGCGCCTGTGTAAACACCAACAGTAGCCGTAGCAATAGTGGTTGTTGATCCACTAGAGTTCAAGCCGTTGGTGATTAGCACGCTGACGGGCACAAATTTAGTCACATCAACTACAGTCATGGCTGTATCACCAGCCACGGCCAAGTTAACGGATTGTGCTGAAGCAATCAAACGCAACGCTTGGTTTGTGGCCAAGTTTTGTGGGTGATTGCTGACTGTGGTTGCTGGTCCTGGATTACTCATGTTAGTTTTCCTTTAAGTTAATTAAGCTGCAACACGGCAAGCGAGTTCAGGATAAAGCGGGGCCCAGCCATACAAGACATCCAAACGGGTTGGAATACTGTCATTGTTAATGGTGTATTGGCGAACCACACGCATTGACAAACCGATTTCCTTGTCAGAAGCGCGACCAGCAAAGTGGACACCCTCTGGCAACTCAAGATCAGCGACTGCCAATGTGAACGCATTGCGATGCATAATGATATTCTGTGGTGAGACAGTACCAGTATTGTTGAAAGGTGTTACTGTTGAAGCACCAGCGTTAGTCACGCTAACGTTCTGGAACTGACCAGCAGTAATCACGGCAGGGCTAACAGTCACGCTAGTTGTACCAGATGTTGCCACAGTAGCAGCAGCAGTCACGACAAAGTTACGCAATTTGTTAGAACCATAAGCCTGGCGATTTTGGGGGTTGACAGCGTACACGTTAGCAATTTGGATAACGTCACCAACGTTCAACGATGCGCTTGCAGTTGTTGCTGACAAGGCGATTGTTGAAGATGATGCCCAACCAGAAGTTAGGAATCCAGTTGCAGTCGATGTATTGCAAGACAACACGGCAGTTGAATAAGAACCGAATGTTTGTGAAACAACGTTCTGATCCATCTTCCAGTTCATACCAGCAGAGTCACGACCCATCAAACCCTTGCGATACTGCTCGCCAATTGCTTCTTGGGGTACAAATAGACCCTTCAAAGAATCAACGATTGTGGCGCTTGTGAAAGGTTCAACGATACATGATCTACGGCCATCACGAGGTGCGCCTTCAGCATCCAAGTAAGCAGCAGCGGTCAAATATGTGATCAAACCTGTGGGCGGTGTACCAGCTGTACCAACGATATTGGCCGTGTTGTTCTTGGCCATCACCAAGCCGTCACGATCAATCTTATTGGCAATAGCAGCCACTGCAGGTTTCAACACGCGGTCACTAAACATATCAAGACTTAGCGCCAAATCTTGCGTGGTGAATTGAGTATCAACGTGGAATTGAGTGCTCAAAGTCACGGGTACGCTAGACTCATTAAAGTCTTCAACGTTCAATGCTGGGCCAGTTGTACCGATAAAACGGCCTGGTCTGCGAACGTTAACTGTGTTACCGATCTTTGCACCGACAACGGCGAATTGATCGTCATAGTTTCTGTCAACTTCACTTGTGAAAGTCAACTCATTTTCCAAAACCATCAATGCTTCATTGGTGATCTTGGATATCGTTAAGAGATTATTACTCATTTGATTTCCTTGATTTGAATTTAACGGATTTTGCCAGCCCGTCTAGCTTCTTTCCAAGACTGATAAGTGCCGTGGAATTCTCCGCTACTGTTAATAGGGATATCCGCTTGGCCATTACCCGCCTTTAAAGGCCGAATTGGTGCTGGTGCTCTACTTTTTGCTACAGTCTCTGTTTTGGCTTCACTTTTCTCGTATAGCTTTTCCAGTTTTCCTATTTCAATCAAAGCCTTTCGCGTGGGCATTTGTGCCAGTTTTTGAGCATATTCAAGGTCCTCTGCAAGGTGATAAAGGATTCTTGGTCCAACATCACTTTCCAAAATAGAATCTCGAATATCATCACTAACCACCACATCAGCCGTGCTTACAATTTCATCGTAATCAGCTATTTCAGCCTTCACTTTGTCTAATTTGGTAGACCAAGATTGAATAACCTTTTGTCTTTCTTCATTAGCCTTTTTGTTGGCTTCTTGCTGATCACGTTGTTGTAAGGCTTTTTCTGTTGAATACTGCGCCAATGCCTTTGCGTACTCAAACGCATCTTGGAATTGACCAGGTTGTGGTTCTCTGTCAATGCTCTGCGCCTGTTGAGGTGCAGCCTGTTGCTCTAAAGCCCTTAACCTTGCTTCCACCGCTTCTCGCTGTTGGCGTTCTGCTTGCGCTTCTGCCTTGGCTTGCTCGCGTTGTTTTGTCAGTTCAGAAAACCTTTTCTCTAACTTAGGGTTCTGCTTCTTTTCCTCTGTAGGTTTGCTTTGTTCTGCCTCTGGTTCACTCTGATCTTTAACTTCTGATGGCTCGGGAGTATCCTCAACCGCCACATCATCGTTTCTGTCAGCTAAACCAAGTTTATTAGCATAAAACTCAGCTGAGTTCTCACTCGTCAATACTGATGACGCTTCTTTTTCAGACATAGGTTTACCCTAAGAATTAACCCCGTGAACCTCGCGGGTAAGGTTTTGTGTAAATATACACGAAAGAATTACTTTGTCAAATAGCACGCTCAACGGCTTCTGCTCTAGCTTCACGTTCGCTTAATCGGTCTAAATGAGTCAGATATACAGCTAAATCGGCTTTCATGCGCTCGATTTCCAATTGTGTCTGTGTCTTAAGAACAGTATCTTGTGCCGTTGTGTGGACACGCATTTCTGTATCTTTTTGTTTCTGTTGATCACGCAATTCAATGTCATGGGCGCGGTTAGTCTCTTTGATAAGGGTGCGCTTGGTCTCAGCGTCTTGCTTGAGTTGTTCAACATCAGCCCTGTTTTTAAGCATTAATTGCATACCCTGTAACTGCTGTTGAAGCTGTTGGATTGTGGCCTGTGACTGCTTAAGTTGCATCTGAACCTGTGGGGGAATGGGCGATTTATCGTCAATCTGTGCCATTGGGTTGGATGCTGCCAAACGATCTGCAATAACATCAGCGCCAGGGAAGTCCATGTTTCTGAAGACCAAATCACCCGCCACGTTCATTAATGCTGGGTCAGCAGATAACAAAGGCAACATCGTTTCTACGGCTTCTTGGCGCTTAGAGTTGTAGCCTGGTCCTGTATCCATTACAACGTCATACTCGCCCACAGTTACGTCATTTAATATCTTTTGAACACCTTGCTCGTCTTGGGCACGCTTATTAATCTCAACCAAATCAGGTTGGCCATCGTCACCAATAATCCGCATTACTCTAGCCGTGTCATAAACAGTAGGCACTAGATCAAGAATGATCTTGGCGGTATGCCTGATGGATCGGGTTAGATTGTCGTAATAATGGAAGTTTGTCAGGTCAACTTGTTGTTGTTGGCCATTTAAAGCCTTGCCAGACATATTCCCTGCGAGTTGCTGGCTAGGATCAAAAATACCTAAAATGGCTTGCATATCTTGATTAATGCCGTCTGCTGCAGCCATGATGCCAGCGGGAGGTGACTCAGGCTGAATGCGACTAGGCACGGGAGCTGGCACGCCCTCGATGTCCTTCTGCTTGTATCTAAGGACTGGCATGGACTTAATGTTAGCCTGCGCCCATTCGTTCTCGTGGCCCTCGTCTTGGCCTTCAGCAAGCAACCATTTGGCCTTTGGCGCTAGTGCAACAGATTCAGTAATGGCCGTCTTCCAGAAGTTATACATCCTCTGTGCGTCTTTGACCTGGCGAATCATGCCGTACTTTTTACGCTTGTTGTCAACAACAAATTCTTCGCCGTAGACTGGAACAATCGGTATAAACTTGCCCGGCCAATCGTATTCTTCCAAAACTTGAATACCTGTACATTTGATCATCTTGACCAATTTCCGCATGGTTGGGCGTTCGTCAACGATTTGTAGCCCAAGCAAAATCATGTCATCTTTGCTTGGCGCTTTGGATTTAAATATCTTTGTGCCGTCAGACAACAGTAAAAGCGTGTCTTTAATGTGCTCTGTATACCAAAACTCGGCAATCCTGATATCTTCTTTCATCACCCATTCGGCGTTACTGTCACCAGTTCCGCGCTGGGTAAAGCCAACGCCGGTATCGGCATCGGGGTAGAGTTTCTCAAATTCCTTCTTGCTGACTACAGTGGTCACCAGGCAACGTTCAGCGTCTGATCCATCTGGTAACGTGCTATTGGGGTCAAAATAGACTGTAAAAGGATTATGAATCTGCTCAATGAAGATGTCTTGGTCAAACGTTTTGTCGCTAATATAGTCAGTTGTGACCCTCCAATAACCAAATCCGCAGCGCACGGCGTAGTTAAAAGCATTGTCGTAAGCGTGGTCAGCGTCTGAATTGACCTCAATGTGCCTACAAATGCCGGTCAGAATCTCGGCCACTTTAGCGTCTGACTGACTGTTCATGCCGTGAACCTTGATCCGCGGACGTTGTTGTCTTTGCTGGTTGGTCACCTGACGCACATAAGCGTCAACCTTATTGATCGTCAGGCAGGGTCTAGCCTCAAGATTACGGCTGTTTTGTATCTCTACCGGCCATTGGTCACCAGAACCAAACTTTAAGTCTTCAAGGGCTTCTGAACGATTGTTTGTGTCAGCATCATTGGCCAGTTTCAAGAACTTCTTGGCCATGTCTATGCGTGGATCATAATCGTCTTGGTAGTCTGACATAATTTATCCCATCCAATTTGCTGAATAATCGTACGTTGCTTTCTTCTTAACAGGCTTTCTAGGCTCTTGGACCATTAATCCCAGCATTCTGAACGCATCAGCCCCATGCGAATATTGGTCATGCAATGGCGTTCTACTGAATTGCTTGGTGTCAGGGTCAACCTCATACCTGTAGTGTCGTAAACATTGTAAGCCATCTGTTGTATTTTGCCTATCAAAGTAACACCTTGGGAATATTGTCCTGGCAGCGTTAATACTGTCCGCAATTGGCACTCGATCCAATACCCTAACGTTCATCCCTGTTGCCCTGACGATTTCCTCAATCGATCGGCCAGTTCCTAAATTCTTGCTTGCAGCGTCATGGGGCAAATAATGAGTATCGTAAACATAGCCAAACTTCTGAATTTCAGCCAAGTAATAACTGATAGTCTTTTGTGAGTCTTCCATATAGCGCAGAACCCTGATTTCCACCCCTATAAACTGCACAAACCATATAGCGGTACTATCAGCCCAACCCAAGTCCCAAATCGTGTAGACGGGCTTTATGGGGTCATACGGCACGTTGGTAATTTGGTTGTTGATCTCGGCCATTTGCATTTCTCTAGCAAACACAGCTCCGTCAACAGTCAAACGGCACATTCCTTCCCAAACTGTCTGATAGGCTTGTGGATCACGATTCTTAAGCGCGTCTTTTTCGTCTCTCAGCACTTCAGGAAACCAGGGGTTGTCTTGCCACCCGATTTTGACCACTTTGGCATTATCTGGCGGGTTTGCAACCCAGCGTTGATAAGTCTCGTCTGTTTCCAATTCAGGGTTAAAGCTGATCCAAATTTCAGATTTCTCTTTACGAATTGTAGGAATCAATACGTCATAGGACCGCTTGGAAACGCTTTGGGCTTCTTCAACCCAGCAAATATCCACACCCTCATAGCTCTTAACATTGCTTACATTGTTCTTCAGGCCGACAAAATTGAACTCTGTGCCGTTCTTGCCCCTGATCGTTCTGTCGGTGATTTCGTAGAATTCTGTCAGACTCATTGCCATGATCTGGTCACTTAGCAACTTGTGGACTGAATCCTTGATACTGGTCTGGAATTCACGGGCACATAGCACCCTGGTCACCTTGGTTGATCCGATGACCAACAACGCCCTGGCAATCCCCCAGCTCTTAGCGCCACCACGGCCGCCGTACAAAACCTTATACCTTGATGACTCAAATAAACATTGAAGTTTTAGTGGGAACTCTATATTAGGTGTCATTGGGTTTGACAAATGTTACTTGTAAGCCAGCCAACAAAGGCGCACCATTCTCGCCTGATAATTCTATTTTGCTATTGTCTCGATACTTCTTTGGAAACCTTGCAGCCATTGATCTAGACCATATAGTTGCATTTAATTTTGCACTATCTTTGTGCTCCAACATATAGGCTTGAGCTTGATCTTCCCACCAATGTAACTCTTTAGCTTTAGCTTCTTCCAAGGCTTGCATAAATTCTGGATAAGTATCACGCCATAAGTAAATAGTTCTAAGAGAGAACCCTAACATTCCAGCAATTTGTTCGGTACTTTTGCCTAGTGCGCCCAATTCCACAACCTTATCGCAATAAGATGGGTCATAAAGTGTTGGGCGGCCAGCAGTCATTTGTTTTTCGCCTTTGCTTTGGCTGCTTCGCGTTTAACATTCAGAGCAATCGCAACTGCTTGTTTTTGTGGTTTACTTTTAGCTTCAGTTCTGATATTCTCTTTAAGAGCTTTTTCAGATTTACTTTTAATTAAAGGCATAAGAACTCCTATGGGCGGTAAACATAATCAAGGCAAAATAATGAAGTGCTTACATTGTTCAAAAGAAGAATATATGCCACCTTACCGTTTGCCAAATTACAAATTTTGTTCAAGATCATGTTCTTATCAATATAAGGCAATTCACGATACTGTTGAAAAAAATTGTTTAGTTTGCAATTCATTATTCCATGTAATCAAAAATAGATCAACAACTGCTAAATATTGTAGCAGTAAATGCTACCATACAAGCATGATTGGCAGAGGAAGAACCAAATACAATTGCTTTCACTGCCATGTTGACTTTTTTGCTCCCAAATCAACAAATCGTAAATTTTGTTCTCGTGCTTGCGTAAACAAAGCATCAAAAGAAACATTTAAACCAGTTTTTTCTACCGTTCGCAAAATGATGTTAACAAGAAACATGATTTTAAAATGCGTTCGTTGTGGTTTTGATGAAGTAAAACAAATTCTTGGTGTACATCATATTGATCGCAATAGAAAAAACAATGATTTAAGTAATTTAGAAGTTTTATGCCCAAATTGTCATTCAATTGAACATTTAAAACATACTCCACATGGATTTAGAGAATAATTATTCGACTTCCTCCACAAAACAAACATCTTTCCAAGACATCACAATCAATTGATCGTCTTGATCTTTCAGCTCTTGGTACTTTAAATATTCGTCTTTGTAATCCTTGGCCAATGTGCCAAAGTAAATCTTGTCCCCAACGCTTAAACCCTGTTCTGCAGCTTCATCACCCAAGGCGGTGATGTGGCCTACTGTGGGCGCTTCTGCGGTCTGTAACCACAATTCGCTCTCTATGCGCTGGATCGGCTTTACAAATAACTTGTCACGCAATGGCTTGATCATTTCCGTGGTCTCCCGCGCTTTGGAGTTGGCATGGTCACTTCTTCCATGCCCATAGCAGAAAAAACGCCCAAGAGGTCAGTCTTGGGCAAAGTCTCGGCAACTGCTTCACCCTCCGAGAGTTTCTTCGCAAATTCACCACACCACTCATTTTGTGAGCGTGTCTTGTAATCAGGATATCTGCGGCAAGTTCCGATGTCATGCCCCAAATAAAACTTGCATACCTTACAATTGTCTACAGTCATTTCAACTACCCTCTTAGTTGTTGTGATTAGAAATCCCCCAATGTGTTCTAGACTTTGGGGGGTTTCGCTTTACATCGTGTCTTGAACGTGAGGAACGCGCTTGTGCTCGTAAACGTTCTTCTCACCCATGTGGCCCTTCATCTCGCCCAAACGGCCGTCATGGTGACCCATATGGCTGCCGTCACGCTCGCCAATTCCATCCATCTTACCCATGCCAACGCCACCCTCGATAGGGCGCTTACGCTCGCCTGATGTGTCGCTGGATAGTGCGCCTTTAGGGATTTTCTCGCCTGATGCGCCTGGCACAAATCTCTCTTTGTCTTCCTTTGGAACGCTAACTTTCTTTTCGCCTGTGCGATCAGATGATTTTGCGACCATTGGCAACTTTTCCATTTTGGGGTATCCCATGATAAATCCTTTGTTTCTTTGCAAAAAACACTACACTTTGTAGCAATTACACTATATCACAAATTGGGTTTGTCAAGTGTTTTTTTCTTTTAGCTTAGCTTCTAAAGCCTTTGCATTTTGTTGAAAATTCATAGTATCCATGTAAACACTTTCTATTTCCTCATCCGTCAGTCCTACCCATTTTTTTGTTTCTAGTGCTTCTTTGATTACTTCAATAGCTTTTATGCGTTTGTCGTAATCAAAATCAGTCAGAGCTTCTAATGCAAGGCGTAATGTTTCGTCTTTAGTCATTTCGCATCCTTCCAAATCCATCCCAACAACTCAGTTGTGTTTTTAATTTGTTCATCAGTTGGCTTTTGATACATTGCAAATGTTGTTGTTGGTGAGCCACCATATAAACACCAATAACCAACTGGTTCAGGAGGTTTGTAAAAAGTAATTTTAGTTTCTGTGTTAGTCATTCTTGTCCCCTTAACTTATAACCAAACTCAGCCATTCTTTCTTTAATTTCATTTATTGGTTTGCGTCCTAAATTTGACGTTTTAAGTAATCTTTCTTCTGTGCAACATTGCAATTGCTCAATAGAAATAATATCTTCTGCTTTTAAGCAACGCTCAGTTCGTACAGTCAAATTTAATTTTTCAATGCTTGTATAAAAGTTAGGTCGAGGATTTTCAATTTCATTTCTAAAAGATCGTGCTTCTTCTAATGAATCAAACTTAACGCATACCTCCCATTTATCTACCCACATTGGTTCATTAGGCATCGTTACAGTTCCTCGTGCCTCTTGATACTGTTTCAAATATATTTCTTTAGTCATTCTTGTCCCCTTAACTCTTTGATGGCGTTTGAAGCAAAGTGATAATAGTTATGATTGCCATTGTTACTTTGAGCCTCATGTAATCCCATAAGTAAATCAGCACACGCCTCACGTTCTTTTTCTGCTACCAATTTGGCAAATATTTCAAATCGGTTTGGCTCACCGTCTTCCAATGTCCAGCCTTTATGCCAATCCAAATCAGCCTCTTTTACCATCTCTATGATTTCTTCTTTAGTCATTCTTGTCCCCTTGCTCTGATTGCTTTAGCTAATGGCTGACGCACTTTGTCAGGCCACTCAGGTAATTCAAGTGTTTCACAAATATTTGCACACGCCTCACGTTCTGCCAAAACCGCCAATCGGATCATTTCGTCAATTTCCCAGCGGCGCAATGAAACCAATTGGCTGTCTTTAGATGGGGTATGCTGCCAATCTATTTTGGCAAGCACACGCTCAAATTCCTCGTCTTCTGGTGTTTTTTCCATGTTAAAAAGGTATTGAATCGTCTTCAAATTGGCCTCTTGATGACTTCATAGGCGCTGCTGCCTGGTCAATTGGGTCATTCATGTAAGCCCAGCCATCCCAACCGCCTTCTTTGAGAGGTATGCTGTCAATCTTGATCATTGGACCGCTTTTAGTGTCAATCACCGATCCAATGCGGGAGTAGCGGTTTTTCTGCTGCCCCTCTTTATTGGTGTAAGTTCCGGTAATCACTTTGATTTCTTTTAATACTTTGCTCATTTTAGTTTCCTTAAAATTTCAACTTTTTTCTCTACTTCATCCAAAAACTGGCCAACTTCCAACTCCAACATCCGCACATAAGTTGGGTCATACTCAATTCGCTCAACGAAAATCTGTAGGTTTTCTGGAAATCTTGGGTCAAAACTCACAAAATCGCACCAGTTTCTGCCAGTGCAAGCCATTTGCCACATCATTTGAGGGATATATTTACTTGGTATTTTTCTGTTAACTAGCGTTTCCATGTGGGTTGCGCTGTTTGGGCACTTGATCTCCACCAGGCCATCAGCACCCACCAAGCCGTCTGGGGACGCGCCAGACATCGCAATCGTTGGGTGATCAATGAACCCTATTTCGTCCACAAAAACACCGCGCTTGAGTTCGTACTGTTGCCTGGCCATTGGCTCTGTTTCTGTCCCCCATTGCATCGCAGCATTGGTATAAGACTCGCCCTTACTTTGGGTGATGCGTTCTAGCACCAGCTGGACCGCGTAATTCTCACGGCTTGCGCTTGGTCCTGTTTTGGTCTTGGCAATAATGTCCGCAATTCTGCTGGCCGTGGCTTTACCAAGGCGAGACTCAAACCATTCGTCTGTTCTTTGTTCCATTATTTTTCCAATCTTAATTTGGGTTTTTTAACTGTTCTGTACTCAAAAATATCCGCATATCTAGGATTCATCAGGGCAAACAATCGGCAAAGGTAAGGAGTATGGTTGTTGTTTAACTTCCAAATTCCATCTTCGCTGAGTGCTGAATGGTGACGCAACACCTCTAAGATCGTGCGCCCTGAATAGTGTCTGTAGCCTTTACGAATGATTTTCATAGTTTCATGTTGAAAAGCATCGTAAATGTGTTCGTTGTTCGGAAACCAGCCAAAGAATTCATCACTAAACTGGTCTTCGTTGTACAACATCATTTGAATTCGTTCATCAATCATCGGATTCCTCGCACTTTGAACAACCAGGGTGATCAGGGTCTAAACAATGCGGGTGCTTTAGCAATTCGCTTCTATACGCGTTTTCGATTGCATCTTGTTCGCGCCAGTAGTCTCTTTCTGATTCGTAGTCTGTCATGCTGCTACCCTTTCTTTCATCTCGTTTTTAATCGCAATCACGCGGTCTTGGTGAGATTTGTCGCTCTGGCAAGCCTGAAATGCAATCCTGTAACTAGCAACCAACTGTTCTTGGTTTTCAGCCAAGCGCATTTTTTCAATCAATTTGTCCAATTCTTTGACGTTCACTTGGCTAACGATTTTGGTTTCGACCTTGCGACTAGCTTGGTTGCCGTCATCATCTTCTGGCGCTATTCCGCAAGCAGCCATCAGACTGTAGCGCCTAGCGTATGTGAGAGCTGACGCATAACCCTGTGGATCGGCCTTGACCGCTGGGAAGTGCAACATTCCGCACTCAAGCATCTCGCCAGACTCGTGGACAAAGATGGTCTCCACAATCACGCCATCAGCGCATTCAAATGTCTTTTGAAGTAAGTAGATGCCGTTGTTGTTTAAAGCGTCTATAACCGCTTCAACGCAACCAGCAAGGTCAACGTATCGGCTTTTAAAATGCGGGTTGATAGACTGTTTTAAAGCGGGATTAAACGCCTTTTGAGCTTTGACTAAAGCAGTTGCGATTTGTTTCATTCTTTTTCTCCTGATAATTCAATTTCTAACTTCTGGATTTCTTCACGTTGGATTTGGATCATTTCGCACAAATCTTCAATCTGGCTTTTTAAGTAACCCAGCTGAAAGTTCAACTTGTTGACTGGGTTGTTGATGTAGGCTTGTGTGGCTTCTTCAGACAGTCTAATAATTTTGGAGGCATCCATTATGGTCTCCAGATAAACATATCTAATAAAATCACGATCGCTGCGATTAAGTACACGCATATTTCAACCTTTGTGAACATCTTAGGGGTTGGCTTCTCAATGCAAGCGCCGTATTCCATTGTGTTGTGGAACGCTTCATTCATGGTGCGAGGATAACGTTTCATGTTAAATCCCCTGTGACTGTTAGCGCTAGGCTAATAATGTAGGTTGGGTGATGTATACCTACTTTGACTTGATTTAGTATCAGGTTTGCTTCTTGTCGTGTCATATAGACTCCTTAAAAGACCGCTTACGTTGTGTTACGGCATGAATGTAGTGTACATCAAGATTTACTTTCAGCAAGTCTTTTTTATAGGTATATTCCCTAATGTGGTAAATAAGTAAATACTGATGTACAATTACAACATGACAAAAGAAAAAGCAATTGAACTCGCTGGTAATAAAGCATCTTTGGCGCGCCTATTGGGCATCCAAAGACAAGCGGTTACCAATTGGAAAACTATTCCACAAGCACGCATCTGGCAATTAAAAATTTTAAAGCCGGAGTGGTTTTTGTAAATCTAGGTTATACTTTTTGAGAACGCGGCTAGGGTAGCTCCCGAAAAGACGATTCATCACCGTTCTGCCGATGTTTTTTTTGTGATGTTGACCAACGATGTAAGGTTTTATGTATTACTACAATTTTCATATTGGGGATTATCATACCCATACCAATCATTTAACTTTGATTGAAGATATAGCATTCAGGCGTATATTAGATTTTTATTATCTACATGAATCGCCCATAAAGCACAGAACAATTGCCAGACAAATCAGAATGCTTGAATACGAAGCAGAAGTTTTATCTGTTTTAAATGAGTTTTTTCACGACACGCCCAATGGCTATATTAATCCCCGCGCAGATGAGGAAATTGCAAAATATCGTGAGTTAAGCAATGCTGGTAAACGTGGTGCTGCCAAACGATGGAATAGCCCCCCTATAGCCC